TCAATCGAACTTCCATCGATTGAAATCTAACTCCGGCTGGTATAGATGAGTTTGCTAATGCTTTTGCATCGTTTTCATTTCCTGCAGTAAACGGACCAGACCAAGTGTCAACTGGTACTGGATTTACTGGTTGAATACCAAATGGAGATTGAATTCCGTCTTGAAGCGGCATATTATCCTCTTGTCACTTCGTGTCTATGGTTTGAAGTATATGGAATAGCATTTGTCATAATATACACATTATAATTAGTAGATTCGTTGATATAGTTCGGTACTGTAGTTATGCTTGTAGAAAACACATAGCTTGCGGTTATATTTGCATTTAAAGCATCTAAATCTAAAACTTGAGTTATTACTAAAGGATCTGGAAGAGCGACGACAAAATTCACATGAGTTATTCCTGTATTTAAATTAAATGGATTGGATCCAGTTGTAAATGTTTTTCCTTCTAGATTTCTTATATCAGATCCAGATGATGGAACAGACCCCGTTGGACCATAAAATATCATATTATATAAATCAATCTGCGTGGCTGTTCCGCCTATAACGGAACTACTTAAATAATCTTGATATGCATCCCTAACCCTTATTCTATAACGAATACTCGATGTTGCTCCAGTTGCCCCATGAAAGAAGGTTCCAGTATTCCATGTTGCTGAACTTCCGCTGGTCGCTCCTGTTATGCCCGTGGATGTATACGCCCCACCATTAGAGCTAAATTCAAAAGTAAATCCTGTTAGATTTACTAATGTGCTGTTTCGTGTTATGATAGCCGATAATGTAGTCCCTGTATTTCCTTTTTCTCTTCTAGTAACTGATTGAGGGAAAGGGGTCACTGCTGCTTGTGTTATTGTTGCAGTTGGTGAAACATAAGCGGCAGGAGTTATGGTAATTGAATCGCTACCAGTTCCACCCTCCGAGTCGATAACATAATATCGATAATTAAATCCATTGGTATTAAAATTAGTATCTGTTAACGTATGTGTATATGAAGTCAATGAACTATTATTTGAAAGAACAGTCCATGTACTTTCGTTTGATCTTTTCCACTCTAATGTTACACCCGCCACCGTAGCATTTAATGTATTAATTGTGTAAGTTAATCCAAGAACATTTGAAATTGCAGTTTGATTAAATGAAATTGTTGTTGATGATGATATATCCACCGTGACCGGCAATATATCAAACAGAGCCATTTTTATTACTTCTACAGCACTCTTTCCTGCAGCGGGAATCAAATCTCCGTTTTCATATTTTCCAAAAAATTTGCCATCTCCAAAAGCTGCAGTTATATCTTCTTCGAATATAAACAGCGGACCAGTTGGACCAATATAACCAACTTCAGTTTCTGCTGTAGATCCATCAGGATATAAAACTTCCAAGTAAAGTATATTGTTTCTTATACTTGCATTTTGATATCCAAGACCTGTGGCTCCTGTTGCCCCTGTAGATCCGGTTTGTCCTGTCGATCCAGTATTTCCTGTTGTTCCAGTAGAACCCGTAATTCCTGTTGAACCTGTAGGTCCAGTTGATCCCGTGCTTCCAGTATTTCCTGTTGTTCCCGTAGGACCAGTCGGTCCAGTTATTCCTGTTTCTCCAGTAGAACCTGTAAATCCAGTTGATCCAGTATTTCCTGTCGCTCCTGTATTTCCTGTTGAACCAGTGGGTCCAGTTTCTCCAGTTGATCCAGTGTTTCCAGTTGCACCAGTTGCCCCAGTTGACCCAGTGTTTCCAGTTGCTCCAGTGATTCCAATTCCAGTGGGACCAATGATTGTTTGGGTCAAATCATATATTTGAACCCATTGCTTGGTGTCGCCATCTACTATGAGAACATATTCAATCCCTTCAGATTCATTGAACCAGCGATCGCCATAAGAATAATTGTTGGGGTCAGGTGTATAAGTTGTACCTGTAAATCCTAATGCACCCGTTGCACCTGTAGATCCAGTGTTTCCGGTGGGACCGGTAGCACCGGTAGAACCAGTTCTCCCTGTTGTACCTGTTGGTCCCTGTAAACCTATTCCGGGATCTCCCTGATCACCTTTTGGTCCTGTAGGACCTGTAGGACCTGTAGGACCTGTATTTCCGGTATAACCGGTTTCACCTGTACCAGTTGGACCGGTAGGACCAGTGGATCCTGTATTTCCAGTATTGCCTGTAGGACCTGTAGAGCCTGTTTGACCCGCACCAGTTGGACCGGTAGGACCAGTGGATCCTGTATTTCCAGTATTGCCTGTAGAACCTGTAGGACCCGTAGAGCCTGTTTGACCCGCACCAGTTGGACCGGTAGGACCAGTGGATCCTGTATTTCCAGTATTGCCCGTAGGACCTGTAGAGCCTGTTTGACCGGAACCTGTTGGACCAGTTGAACCGGTCGAACCTGTTCTACCAGTCGGACCTGTCGGACCCGTAGAGCCTGTTTGACCGGAACCTGTTGGACCAGTTGAACCGGTCGAACCTGTTCTACCAGTCGGACCAGTCGGACCTGTAGGACCCGTAGAGCCTGTTTGACCCGCACCAGTAGGACCTGTTGGTCCTGTTATTCCAGTCGGACCAGTTGGTCCAGTAGTTCCTTCTCCCCCTCCACCCCCACCATAAATCTGAACCCATTGTCTACCGTCTGTATCAACTATTAAAACATATTCAATTCCATCGTCTTCATCATACCATCTATCACCATAATTAAATGCATTTACATCCGGAACAGTTCCACTAGTCGCAGTAAATCCTGAACTGCCTGTTATTATGGACCCACCAGTCAATCCGTATATCTGAATCCAATCCGGACAAGTTATTCCTTGAATTAAAACATATTCTACTTGATTAGATTCGTTATACCATCTATCCCCATATTTGTAAATAAGAGGATTTGGTGTTATACCCGCTGATGCAACAAACTTTACAAAACTATCACAGCAGCTGCTATTAGCACCACATACACCTTGAACAAATAAAGACCATCCACCTCTTTCTAAAGTTTCTGGAATGAATCCTGTAGTGCTTTGTATTGCAATGTAATTCTTTCCATCTCGAAATACAACATCACCCGGACTATATGTTATATCTTGTCCGTTTATGTCTTTATTTTTATATGTGCCACGAAATCGAAAAGAATTTACGGTCATATACCGTATTTATTTAATTTTTATGTCGTTTATGGGCAAATCATTTTGCTGAAATTATTTCTTTTCTCAAAAGAAATAACAGAGGAAAATTTATCAATTAATTGATCTGTTTTGTGGCTTATGACAAAAATATTAGAATTTTTTCCCAATGCCTGTAATAGTTTCATAAATTCTTCAGTCCCCCCTGAATCTAAAGAGGAATCAAAGACTTCATCCAATATTAATAAATTGCAAGAAACGCTATTTTTCATTCTTGCAATTTCTCTCCAACATAATAAAAGACTCAGATCTATGCGCATTTTTTCGCCTTCACTGAAGTTTGCATATGAAAAATCGTCTCTGTGTCTACTTTTTATTGTTTCGTTAAACTCTTCGTCTAAATTAAATTTAACAAAAAAATCCATTGATGAAAGATATTTGTTGATAAGTTTGTTGATTATTGGCAAATAATATTTTATAATTTTTGCTTTTATCCCAGAGTCCTTCAACAGACTTTCAATAACATCCATATAATTTTCATCATCTTTTAATTTTTTTTGCTCGGATTCTAGTTTATTTTTTTCAGTAATAATTTTTTTTAAATTATCTTTTTCTTTCTCTATATCTTCTTCGTTATTATTTTTTGGTTTGTTTAATTTTTCAATTTCATAATTTATATTTGAAATTCTATCATCTAAAGTTGAAATTTTAAACTGCAGTTGAGTCAATTTATTATCAATTTCTTTTGCATTTTCAAGTTCTTCATTATATTTTTGAATTGACTCTCTAGCTTTTTCAATTCCATTTTTTAGTTCTTTTATTTTTTCTGATTTTTGTGAAACACATTTGTGTTTTACATCCTCAGAAATTGTTTGTTGGCATGTACCACAAACTTGGTTATTTTCATAAAAATCAATTTCTTCTTGAAGTTTATTTAAATTTTCTTCCAAGCGAGATTCAATATTATTAAGTGAAATTATAGTTTTTTGAATATTAGACGTATTTTTAGATTCTTGTACTAATTTTTCATATGCAGCAATTAAAGGTGCTCTTTCATCCTTCAATAATTTAATATTTTCTTTGTGTGCATTTAGTTTTTCGTTGATATCGTCGTCCGTGTCTTTTTTCATTTTTTCCAAATTATTAATATAGGATTTAACTATACGTTCTTTCTCTAATAGAACTTCTAATTTATTCTCTATAGTTTCTTGTCGTGTCTTCATTTGAGATATTTTTTCCTTAAGAACAACATTCATTTCGGAAAAAATTCCAATGTCCAATATATCTTCGATTACCGCTCTTCTATCTGCTGCCGTCAATTGCATAAATGGAATAAAAGACGTACTTCCTAGAATTACAACCTGCGTGAACGATTTAAATGTCATCTTAAGGATATCTTCCTCAAGATGACGTTGATAATCTTTAGTTTTTGAAGACTGATTCAGTAGAATATTATCTTGAAAAATTTCAAAAATTTTTGGATTTAATCCTCTTCGAATTAAATAATTAGTTTTTCCAATTGAAAATTCGATTTCGACAATACAATTTTTTTTGTTTATGCTATTTGGTAGCTGTGGTATGTTTATTTTTCTAAATGGTTTTCCAAATAAAGCAAATGTTATGCTGTCTAATAACGCAAATGACTTTCCATGGCCATTTGTCCCACAAACCAATGTAGTAGGTTTTGAATCTAGTTGAATTTCAGTAAATGAATTTCCAAAAGATCCAAAATTTTTAAATCGAACTTTTGTAAAGAATATCATGTATTATTTTATTTCAATTGTTTCAATATTCTGGATCTCTGGTGATGACATGGCTCTAAATCCTGATGTGTCTACATTTTTTTCTTGAAGTTGTTTTTGTCTGTCTTCATAGAATTTTTGTATTTGCATATTGTTCTTCAATACTTGATATGATCCATATCTGTAAATTGTTATCTCATGGCCCAGTGGAATATCTTTCAGTGCCTTGATTGATAAATTTTTAGAGATATGATCAAAAATAATATATGCGTTTGGATCATATGAATGGCGATAAAATGGAGTGTTACCGCCACCGATTATTAATCGGGGTCCATTATCTTTTGTAAATTGACTAAAATCTTCTAGTACAAACATATGCTCCATCTGGGGCAATGCTTCTGATGGATCTTTAGAGAGTTTAACTCCATGTAATACTTCAAATGCAGAAACTTCGATTGTTTCACCCTGAAGAACATCTTGTGATGTTCTCACACAATATCTGTTGTTCAATGTGCATATTGTGCCCAGACTGAGACGTTTTTTATCATAACCACGAACTGAAAAGTTATCGACTACTACATCGTTTCCCAAATAATTAGGATCAAAAAAATATGCTGGTTTATTCATCTGTGTTGACTCTCCAAAAAAATATCTTTTATAAAAGATTTTAATTTAATTTTATCTTGAGATAACTCCATGTTATCTATTTCAGTGTTTATTAACGAGAACGTATCTTGGGATAAATCCATATTAATTTCTTCACGATATTCTTCTTGAATATCCTCAAGAACAGTAACTCCATATGCCCCCACATTATACAATTTTTCCATCATTTGTTCAAGTATGGACTGGTGTTTTTTTACTTTTACAAAAATACGGACAAAACAATTTTTTGCCTCTGGATATTCTAAATTTAAAAGTTTATCCTTGTTTGGACCGGAATCATCGTAAAAATATTGACGGAACAATTGTCGTGGGTTTTCCACGAATTCCAATTCAGAAGTAGCTGTATCCAGAACATGAAAACCTTTCTGTTCATTTAAATCACTCATATACAATTGATAAGGAGTTCCAAGATAACCAATATTATCTTTATAACTCCTTATGTGAAAATGGCCAGACATTACCATATCATATTTGTTGAACATTGACGATGGCATTCCGCTTTCGGATTTAATTCCGCGGAGGACTTCTCTTCCTTCTATTTCGAAGTGACCCCCCAACATTCTGCATGGAGCATCCTTAATAAATTTTTTACATTCATCTAAATTTTCTTTTGTTATCCACGGGACAAGACCAAGACAAAATCCATCATACTCTTTAACTATTGGATGCTCTATAACATTTACATTATCAAAACACGCAAATACTTGCTTTGGTGTATTTACACTATTCGTATTTTTATAATAACAGTCATGGTTTCCCAATATTAAATCTATTTTTATATTGGATTCCTCTAATGGTTTTAAGATTTTATTTCTTGTTTCATGCAATATATTGATATTGATATATTTTCTTCTGTCAAAAAAATCCCCTAAATGAATAACATGTGTTATGTTATGTTGTTTACAGTAGGGAAAAAATACTTCAGTAAAAAAAGAAACTGAATTTTCAAAAAATATAGGAGAATCATTTCTTATTCCAATATGAGTATCGGTTATTATTCCCAATTTCATTTTCTTTTTCTCTTTATTTTTTTCTTTTCTTTTGGTTTCTTCTTTTTTTCAAATCCTTCAGACATGTTCATTATGTCTATTAATGGATTTTCTTCTTTTTCTTCTTCTAAATAATTATGTTTTAACCATTTATGAATGGTTCCATCATCTAATAATTCGGTCATTTTTAATTTAACATATGCTTGTTTCTTCTCTTTTTCAATTCTTCTCAAGAAAGCAAAATATATTATTTGAGTAAAATATGAGAAAGGATTCTTTGACTTTCTTGGGTTAAAATTATGAGCATACATTAAACAATTTTCTATGCCATCACCTATCATTTCTTCTTTGAAGGGGTAATTAGCAAAATTTGGTTTTTGTGATAAATGATCGGCTATCTTCATTATGCACTCGCCGATATAATGTGTCACAGGCGGTCTTGGATCATCGCTATCTTCTGCGGCTTTGACCTCTTTTTTCCAAGCAACCATTTGTTTATAAAATTCTTTGTTGTCTATATAATGTGTTTTTTGCTTTCTCATAATCAACATATTGTATCACAAAACAAAATAAAATCAAGTGTTTGATTGCCTATTGACAAGATTTCTATAGGAGATTATAATTTCCTTGTCGGGATTCAAGCCACATTAGGTCTATAAGGTATTATAGAATGACTTTACCTGTATGGGAATAATGAAGAAGAGCGTTTTCCCCACCGCTGTAGATCGTATCAACATGGCCTTCGTTTTCAGGATCAAATGTAAAAGGCTGAAATCTTCCAAAAGTGTGAACACCGGTCACTTTGCCAGATTTTGAAAGTTCTTTCCAAATATTTTGCGAACCTCTAGTTTGAGAATAATCAGAAATTATATCTCTTCCAGTGTGTTTACCCAATATTGAATATACTCTAGAAATAAGTCCAGTTCCAGTATGTTCTGGATGAATATTCGGTTCTAAACTTATTGCCTCATGTTTTCTATTTAATTGAGTTTGAATTCTGTCTTGGGCTAATTGTCTAGATGGACTATACAAAGTACCGATGGTTCCAATACCTTCCACTTTTCCTTCCGGATTTTCATGTGCTAGCATGTAAATCCTTTCATTCACATCTTCATCTTGTGTTTGATAAAGATGATATTTTTTACGATTATGAGAAAATGTTTTTATTTTGTCGTAGGAAGTAGATGGTTGTAAAAATCCAGAGGGATAAAAATCCCTATAATGAGGAGGTGCTTCGCTTCTATTTCTAGCACGACCTAAAACAATATCATCTTCTAAAAGATATGTTTTAAACGATTTCATGTTTCAATGATAATCCGATGAATTTGGATCATCGCTCCAATCTGACCAAAGATTCCCAAAGTTCTTTCTGTCTTTTTCATCTCCAGTGTATTCATCTCTGATTTTTTCACTGGGTTTCTTTGATGTTGGTTTTTTCTTCGCTTTTTTCTTTGGAGGCTGTTTCATTTTTGCTTTTATTTCTAGATACATCTCACCAAAAAACTCAGGGTCAATAGCCCCAGACTCAACCAAATCAACAATGACTTCTGGTGGAAACATCATATTCATAAACACCATATCATCCTTGTCTGATTTCTTTTGTTTATTTTCATTGTTTTCCGGATCAACCATATCCTTCAATTTATTTGTATTTTCAGCCAAATACTCCATCATTTTCTTAAAATCTTCTTCTGTTTGTTCATCAATTGGATCGGGATGATTTCCCATATGCTCTTCTACCATTTTATCTAACTCTTCTTCAATTTCTTCTTTAAATTTTATAAGGCTTTCTTGTTTATCCTGTCTTTCTTTTTCACCTTCGTACATCTTTATGGCTTCTTTGCATGGGGTACTTGTCATCATCACTGATGATTTTGGAATTGAAAGATATTTTTCTTCTGAAAATACACTCCAATTTTTTATTATGACAACTTCTTTTGGTCTCATTGTATGATCTTGAGTCAAGAAGGATTTAAAGACCATGGGTCTTTCTATTACTAATGTATCAGAATCAGAATCTATTATTTTAGTTATAACCTCTTCTCCGTTATTCAGTTTCAGTAGGTGGTATTGTTCCCCCATCTTGATTCCTTTCTAAAGTAACAGAGGTTAACTTAAAGTTGAATCTCTCTTTCTTATATATTCTCATCCTTTCCTCCAAATGTCTGAAGGTGTGATTCTTGTATTTTTTGTAAATAAGATCATCTGATATGTCATATATTGTAACATTTTCTTTTGTATCACTCTTTCTCAATCCCCTTCCAATCGATTGAAGAACACGAATACAAGATTTTGATGGGGATGCAAATATAATATTGTGAATGTTACGAATGTTAATTCCAGTGCTAGTCGTGCCATAACTTGCTACCATTATTGAATTTTCTGATCTATCCACTATGTGGCGAATTTCTTCTCTGGTTTCTGTTTCTGTCTTACCATAAATGAAGTGTATATTCTTACCAGAATCTTTTAGAAGATTATATAATGGTTTTCCTTGTTTTTCGACATAATTAAACAAGATTAAAGTATTGCCAGATAATTTTTCAGCAAGATTTGATATAAATTTATTTCTTCTTGGATCAGTTACAATCCATTCTATTTCTTCTTGATATGTTCTTCTTTTTAATTTATTTTTATCTTGTTCTGAATGTTTTATCATTAAGCATTCTATATTTAACTCGGACAACACTTGATTGTCTATTAGATCTTTAGTTGATATTACTTTATATGTTTTACCAAATAGACCCTCGATAATTAATCTATGAACTTGTAAGCCATCTAATGTTCCTGTTGTACCTATCCTATAAGGACAATTTTTCAATTTTGTCATTATTTTGACTAGGGAGTTGCTTTTATACTGATGGCATTCATCTCCAAATACTGCGGCAAATGAATCGAACCATTCTTTTGGTTCTCGAAATACGCTTTGCCAAGTTGTCACAACCACTCTTTTTGCAGTTTCTTTGCTTTTTCCCGAATGTATACCATGACAATGCAGAGATGCTTTCCACGATGTTCCCCCAGAATACTCTGAAAAATCCGAAATCATTTGTTGGACTAGCCCAGTAGTCGGAACTATGATTAAAATCTTCTTTTCTGGTGGTATAACTTTCAGATAATATCTCAGCAGCGCGTATATGATCATGCTCTTTCCAGAACCTGTCGGGGACAAAAGCAGGCATCTCTTCTGCTCTATTGCGTGCTGAATGGCGTTTATTTGATAATCTCTTAATTTTATTTTTTCTCCAGAGAGTCTTGGATCTAAATGATTTTCTATAAATTGGCATAGCACTTCTCTTTTTACAGTCGATGTTTTTTCTTCAAAACCTGTTATTTCATAATTTCTATCAATTGCAAATTTTTTTACATAATCAAGTAATCCTCGATATATTAGATGATTATGTAATCCAAAAAGCCTTATCTTTCCATCCCAGAATTTGTTTCTATATGCGGGCATGTATTTATGATTTGGAACATCAAATGTAAAATATTGGCTTAATTCCTTAGCCAGTCCCTTTTCGGTGTCAATTCGAACATAGACAGAATCTACATCGACAACGTTTATTTTTTCACTGTCCATTAGTAAACTTCATCCAGTCAATAGCAGAACGAATGGCCCATTGTCTATTGGATATTATTTTTACTATGTCTTCTATGTAATTTATTATACGATTTATTTCATTTAATTTATTCTGTAGTTCTATTAAATCAAAATCTGCGTATAAAATTCTATCGACATCAGTTCTTAATATATTTAAATCAAAGGGTTCCCAACCAAGTTCTTTTTGTTGTTCCTCTGACATTTTTCCCGTATAATATAACCATTTATTTTTTTCTAATAGTTTATATTCATTTTCTATTTTGTCTTTTTTATTTTTTAATCTCATCAATAACAAAAGATATTTGTTATGTAATTGTGGAGTCCTCAGAGACTCGTTTGCGAGATCGGTATCATCGATTTTTAAATCGATTTCAATAGACTTAAAATCTAATTCCATTATTTAAATCCTCACAATTCTTCAATTTCATAATAAGAATACGAAAAATTAGCAGAACAAATTACAGGTTCTGATGTTTGAGCAGTAGATGTAAAATTAATTGATCCTAATGTATTTGGAAAAATATAATAATAATTAATTTTTAATATAGGTTGATATGCACTATTCGTAATTAAAAGACTTGCGTCCGAAAATTTATCATGGTGATCTATTTGAGATTTTGTGTCTTTTAAGTTTCCAAGACTTTTCATCCAATTATAAATCTCAAGCCATGATCTCATTTTATTGTCAACTAAAAATGTAACTTGGAGATCATCAAATATAAAATTAGTCGCAGGTATCTTTGGAAATGTTCCTAAAGTTGCTGGTTGATTTATGGCTCTGGTGGATAACATCGGCAAATTTGCAGATTGTACAAAATATGTAAAATTTGGTATTCTGTCAATATGAAATTGAAAGAAATTACTAGCCAGATAATTTGTATCTTCTGGCTTTCCGGTTAGCACGGTGTTGGGATTGCAATCTGATAATGCCATACACTATATTTATGAAAAGAAACAGGGAGCATTTCTGCTCCCTGTTCTTGATTCGAGACTACTATTTCTTATCAGAAGCTGATGCCAGCGGTCAAGCCTTGACCGTGGAGATTAGCCACGCGGAAGATGCGGTAGTATTGATTCTTTCCGTTTCCTGATGGAACGCGGAGGTTGATATCTTCAGCGAATGGATTGGCGACCATGCCGTAGCGGGTCTTGAAGCCAATCTTCGGTTGGAAGGTATCTTGTCCGACTGAACGGAACATTTGTAGTGGGACGTATGGGCAGTAGAACAAGCCAGCGTCATATGCGATTTGGCCCTTGTATCCAACGACTGCGAAGTTAACGCCGGTTGGAGCATAGGGGTCAATGAAGACGCGGAACTTGCCGTTAAGAACGCCTGCGAACACGTTACCAGTGTCATCAACTTCGAGGTTGACATTGAGTGCTGGTGAAATGTTGAGGTATCCACCCATGGCGAGTGCTGAAGCAACGTCGCTTGAGCAGATTACGAAGTTACCCTTACCACGACGAGTTTCCTTGGCGATGGTGTTGGCTTCGCGTTCGATTTGGAACATGAGACCACGGAAGCGTTCAGCTGACCAACGACCGTCTGAGTCGAAGATGAGGTCGTAAGTACCATCGGTTCTGAGATCGCCTTGGACGCATCCTTGCTTAGCGTTACGATAAACGGTAGCGAGAACTTCACGATTGATTTCATGAAGAATTTCTTGTGAGAGGATGTTGGCGAGTTCAGTTTCAGCATCGAGACCGTGAACAGCCTTGAGGTCTTGAGCTAGTTCGGTGGTGTATTCTGCCTTCAAAGCACGGCTACGAGCTTCGACTGCGAGACGTTCGATGGTGAATGACATTTCTTGGAAGTTTCTTCCAGATTCTCCGAGTTTTTCGGCATCCTTGGTAAGCATACCACGGAATGCTTCGAACAGGGTAACGCCAGTGTCAGCGGTGTAACCACCGAAGGTTCCACCTGCACCACAGAGACCTCTCCACCAGAAGGGATCTTTGTTTTCGCTAGCCAGAGTTGCAGCACCGGTTAGGGTGTTTCCTTGGCCTGAGAAAGCTGTCCATGGTTCTTGGAAAAGGGCTTCGTTCTTGCCACGGTTATTAGCAATACCATCGGCATCAAAGCTGTTTCCACTCTTGAATTGATCTTGAGTGCCGTAACGTGAACGCATTGCGAAGATGAGTCCAGTTGGGGCAACCATTGGTTGAACGCCTGCGATGTCGTAGGCAATTAGGTTTGGCATTGCACGACGAACGAGGCTGATGAGCACAGGGCTGTAACCAGCGAGAGCGTTGTTAGCTGAGCCAACTTGCGGATTGAGGAATGAACCGCCCATTTCATTACCATATTCGGTAAGGAATTGTTCTTTGAGAGCCTTTTCTTGGTTCTCAAGAAGAACAGCGGTGCAACGTTTACGGTGATAATCACCGATTGATGGCAGTGCTTCGGTATCGAGCACTGGGCTCCATTTTTCTACTAAAGTATCGTAAGGTGTAGTTCCTTGAAAGTCCATTTTTATCTCCTTATTGAATTGTTAGACTTTTTTCTTAGCTTGTCTTTCGATTGCGGTCAAATACATGTTCATAGAATCAGTTGGTGATTCTATAGTTTTATTGGTTGTTTCTTCGAATGATTCAACGAGGTATTTGCTCTTTGAATTATTCATTTGTTTGATGTAAGTTTCTTTGAGAATATTCAGTTTGTCGCTATATTGTTCGACGTTAGAATATTCAAGTCCTTCAGCGAGTGATGCTAATTTTTCAATTTGAACATCAGTCAATCCGCCAGTGCTTTCTAGGAAAGCCATGTTGCATTGATATTCAAGAAGTTGTTTCTTGAGTTCAATGTTTTCATTGATTGAGGTGTTAACTTGTTCTTCTAGCTCTTCGGTTCTTTCGTGAAGTTTATCGAATACATCAGTTTTGCCTTCTGGCATTTCGATGTAGTGTGATTCAAAAAGTTCTTTCAAACCAGTGAGGAATGATTCGGCAATGTCTACCTTGATTCCTTCTTCGAGTGAAAGTTTATTTTCGTTCATCCACTCTTCGACAACGTAATTCAAGTAATCATCTAACTTTTCAGTTAGTTGACTGCTGATTGCCAAAACTTCTTCTTCAAGAATTTTATTTGCTTCTTGAGTGAGTTGTTCTGAAATTGCAGAAACTTTTTGATTAACTGCAGCTTCAAAAACAACTTTCATTTTTTCTTTGAATTCTTCGCTAAGATTTTCTCCATCGAAGATAGCATCAAAATCAAATGATTCTGATTCATATGCTGCAGTGCTAGCTGCAGTTTGTGGTGCTTCTTGTTTCATCTCTTCTCCTTTCTTTTTTCCTGCGTTTACCATTTGAACTGGTGCAGGTCTAGAGTTAGGAGAAAGGGACTGCATATTAGCAGCAGCATTTCCTCCCATAACTCCCGGCATGACAATTCCTTTACCGGTAGCGTCTTTGGTGTAAGTGTAAGCGTCTCCCATTGGGTTTATTTGTTTATCCATTTTTATACCTCTTTTTGGTCAATTTTTATTTATAAAAAATTTATTTTCTACCTACTGACAATTTACTCATGAAATTTTCGAACAAATCTAATGCGGTTTTTTCCATCAATCTTGATGGCGTTTTTTTGATTGTTTTCTTGTAGCCTTCTAATACTTCTTGCTTCAAAATACCATTGTCCCATATCCACTCCACACCTTCCATTATTCCATTTACAAACGCATTCGGTGCAGACGGATCAGCAACAATATCAACTGCCGACAACATAAAGTCTTTTTGAACTTCTTTATAGCCATTTTGTTCTTTAAGGCTTCCCATTCCTCTGGAAGATACACCGAGTCTAACTCCAGCTTCTATAAGATTTTGAGCAATCATACCACAAGGGGTTTCTAAAAGTTTTGCTTTTCCAGAAACATCATTACCTTCAATCACTAATTTAGTAATTAAATGAGAACATTTATCTAAATTGACTGTTGGACCACTTGGATGGTTTAATTCTCCAAGGGCTCTGTTTTCGGAAACATATTTTTTATTGTAAGTATTAACAGCACTTTCCATAATAGATGAGGGATAAACTCTACCATTTCTATTTACGGTATTTGCCTGCATAAAGACACCCTCAATGAAGTATCTCTTCTTGCCGTTTTCAGCAGTTTCTGAAATACAAGAAATATTTTCTACCATTTCTGTTATTAACTTCATTTTTTCTTGTCCTTCTTCTTGTTTTTATTTTTTCCATTTTTTTCATTGTGTGAATTTATGTCAAAATGAAAACTTTTTCCACCCTTTTTAACAACATCTTCTTCTTCCTCTTCTTCTTCCTCTTCTTCATCTTCCTCGTCATCGTCTTCTTCGTCGTCTTCTTCTTCCTCGTCTTTATCTTTTTTATTCTTTTTTTCTTCTTTTAATTTTTTCTTTCCATCATCGTCATCATCGTCATCATCGTCATCGGTGTCTTCATCATCGGCATTATCGTCTTGACCGGGTTTTTTATCTGCCCAATCTGGAACACCATCTCCGTCTGCATCGGGTTTCTTTTCACCTTTTTCTTCTATTAATTCTGCATCAAAAATAGATGCTAAAGTTTCGGTAGTTTTGTTTGATATTTCTTCAGATAATTTTCCGTATAAAATATCATTTACCAAAGAACGAAACTTGACATGATTTTCTTCGGCAACTAGTTTTATTAAATTTTGATTGCTCATCCGGGAATCCTTTCAATGTGTTTTTTTGAAAATTTTAGTATTTTATTATATTCTGTAAAAGACTCAGACATTAATTTTCTCATTTTTTCTTGATTAATAATATTTAGATTATCATGCATTTTTATTAAATAATCTGCGTCTTCACATGTAATTGCCACAGTATTTCCATCTCTAAATTTGTGTAAAATTGTTTTTTCATTGAAATAAGATTCTTTTAGACTGGAAATTATATTGTGCTGTTGTTGTTCTTTGCTCTCTGCCACTATTGGTTTAGTTTCTTTTTTTGTGGACACAACGATGTCATTTTGTGCAAATTCTTTAAGAGAGTTTTTAAATTTGTCCTCAACCTTAGCTTTCATTCTTTTTGTAAGGTTTTCTTTTAAATTGGAACAGAAAGTCTCTTTTGGACTGGTGGTTATACTTTCTATGATTTTACTTAACCCTAGCTCCATTACTGCTGTCTCCCTTGCTGTTGTTGTTCCATTCCCATTTGTTGTTGCATTATTTGTTGTTGCATCATTTGCTGTTGTTTGATCTGAGCTTCATTATTCATTTCTATGTTCATTCGAATAATTTCTTGATCACTTTGTTTCAACAAATACTTTCTAATGTATTCTTCAGAGAAGTATCTACCTACAAACGGATCAACAGTCGCAAGAATATCCATTCTTTCTTTTAATATTTCTGCCTCTTTCAACTCATCAAAATACGAATCTCGATTAAATGTAAACGAAACATCCTGATTTATAATATGCCAATCTTCTTCACTTATAATTCCTTTGAGAAGAAGTTGGGTTTTCAACAAGTTTAAGAATAATATAGAAAATCTATTTCTTAATCTATCTATGAATTTATAAAACTTAACTTCATCTCTAGTGATCTCTGCTGCTCTTCCCATATTGAATCCACTCTCTGGTAACATTCTGGAAAGAGGCACATTGAGTGCTTGCCAAAGCTTCTTTTGGAAATACTCTACATCGGTCATTTCACCAAGATTAGAACCAGAAGTTAAAGTATCAACTTCTGTTCCTCTTGCTCCTTCTCTACGAGGCATCCAGAAATCTTCCAACATAGACTGAAAATTTCTATCATCTCTGATTTGTCCTGTAGATGGATCATATACTATTTTATTTCTATAGCGATTCATTATATCGCGGACATATTGTTCGGCTTTTTGCTTGGGAAGATTACCAACGTCCACATAAAATATTCTTCTTTCAGGAGCCCTAGCGATTCTGTAAATTACAACAGAATCCTCTAATTGACGTAACATGTTCAGAGGACGTATTGCTTTTTGTAGATAACCAACCACTCTTTTTGTTGCAGAATCCACTATTCCCGAGTGGACATAGCAGATGGTATCTACAGAGAACTTTATTCCAGTCGGAGCAGTTGGGATCAATGCATCTCTATCAGTATCGATATAGACATAGTATTCTTCCATCTTTTTCATCACAGGAGCAACTACATTTACATTTGGATCTATTCTTTTTCTTTCTTTTTCAATTTTTCTTACTTTTTTAATCTTTATTGGATCAATTGGCAAAAGATCAAGAATTCCCGATTGAGGATTTTTTGGATCTATTTGAATATAATAAAATAATTTGCTATCGATATACCATTTTCGAAATATATCATAACCTTTATTATTAAAATCTAAAAGATTTAAAATATAATTAAATTCACTGTATATTTTATTTTTTATGACATCAGATAATTGAACATTATCCATATTCAATTTTACTGGTTTTTTGTCTACTCCGGGAACTATAGAATCATTTACAATATCATCAATTGCTTTATCCACTTCCGAATAAATGGCCATTGATCGATATTGTTGAATTAATTGATTTTCATCACGAACAGAACCGGAGAAGTCCACTAAAGATCCTTGGACTCCTCCGGTTTCTATTAGATACGCTCCGTCAACTTTATCTGGAGGTATTATTTGCGGTTGTGGTGGAGAAAGTTCAGATGTTCCGTCTGGTCTTTTTCTACCGATGTTAAATCCTAATATATCTAAAATAGCCATAAAATTCCTTTGGATTTAATTATCCATTGTACTCATAAACCATTTCACTGAATTCTAATTGAACAGTGAATGTAATCAAATTTTCATTATTTTCCATATCAAAAGATAATTGACCAACATTAGAACACCAAGCTCTTTGTAATGTTGCTTGTTTAACTACCTGATCACCATTCAAACTTAATTGAAACACGGTTATATCAGTCATCAAATCGGACATATCAAGGGCTTGTCCCTGAGTTTGATTATTCGAATGACCGTTTATTGCATTCGACCAATCACTAAAGAATCTATATCCACCGTGATTTCTGTCATCTAAAACAGTCATTTCCCATGTTGCATAAGTACGAACTCCCGGCATTTTGAAAATTCTTCCTCTATATGGAACAGGAATTGTAGACATCGTTGCCGGAGGCATTGATGCCGCCCGGCAATGATAAACCCATGCTTCTGGATTTATATTTTTCCCTGTAGCCATTGCTGCAAGATTTTGAATAGGATTTTGCCCGGGTAGAGCAGTATCTCCAATGGTTGTGTTTGGTGGTGCTACACCTGTTACAGCACCAATCGCCAAATAAAATCTATTAGGTCTTAATCCGCCATTAAATCCATCTATAAATTCTGATATTGAATGTTTGTCTGCCATATTTGCCTCTTATCTATTAGGTGTTTTGATTTGTAAATCTGAGTGTTATGTAATTAATACTCTTTGCGGGTTTGACTAAAATATCAGCTACGAATTGATTTGCATCAATAACAGCGGCTGGATTATTAGTTTCATCGCAAATTATTTGATAATCTGTAATACCTCTTTGTGCGGCTACTGTTCTCAACACCCCATCCACTGCTGTTCTAAACAAAGTTCTTGTAGTGGCATCATTAAATTCAAATAAGAATCTCTTGGCTAAAGGACCGATTGTATTAACAAGATATATGAACAATCGGCTGACATTTATTCTAGAGAAAGTTGAGGTATCACTTTCCATGGTCTTATCACCCATAAGGAATGTTCCTTCACCGGGTATGGTCAAAGCATAATTTATATTATTATCGTAAAGAATGCTTTGATTTGCTACACTTGGTTGATCTGCTAATCTTATAAGATTAAGAATTCTGCCTCTGTTGTAACCAGCAGGCGACCACCATGGAGCGAAATCTCTATCGGTTCTGCATATGCATCCAGCAACATCTGCTATTATTGGAGTACGAATGGTTTGATCTTCGTTGAGGTCCAAACCTAGATGAATCTTATCACCATACACACAAACGCCATATTTACCTAAACCAGAAGCTCTAGTGTAAATATTACTTGCAACTTGCATGCTTATTCCTGCAACCCCCCCACAAACACCTGCATATCCTGACAAAGATCCACTTGCACCAACCACCCCAATACAATCGAATTCTCTAGCATTTACTAACGCTTCTACTGCGGTTGCTTGAGCAGCTGTCGAATCTAATGCAAACACAACATCTACATCGTTTAAGGTGCTCTTTTCCATTAAGGGATTTGCAAGAGAAGTAAAAGTAGTTCCTATACTTCCACCAACAAACGCAACACCACCATATTGAAGGAAGTTTGCTACACTCCACCAGTGTGTGGCTGCAGTCCCAGTAATTCCATTAAATATAGTTCCATCTGGTAAGGTAGTTCCTGCATTACTGTAGGGACTTTTAACCACAGATAGTGTGACACCAGTGAGACCAGCTGGAATTCCTCCAAATGGAACATTTGCTGCACCGCTTGCGGTAGTTCCAGCATATGCATTGAAAATGGTATTATATCTGTTAACCCAAGTCGCCAATGTGTCAACCGACATGTATCCGGCTGTTCTTTCTGCTGTATTTCCTAACAAAGATAACAAATTGTTAGATAAATGAGAAAATGCGACCCCGACTGTGTTTGAAATATTTTCAGATCCAGAGGCTACAAAGCTCTCATCGACTATTTTAATAGTAACATTTGGTGCTGCCATTTTATCTCCTTCAGTGTATTCTAAGGATATTTAGTTTTTTTATATTTTTGCGGATTTCCATATTCCGTCTTGGTCTAAAATTGTGTCTTCTTCTGAATTTTGAGTGGAAATAAAGCCAAATGGAGTCAAATCATTTTCAAGTTCTTGTAATTCATTCTGAAACATTCCTTTTCGAACATCCACTGAAGTCATATCTTTAAAATAGGTTTGGCGACACAACCAAGCAAAAAATACCAAACACATCACAAGATCATCGGTATGCCCTTCTTCCGCTTTCCAATTACTTTCGGAATGAGCAACAAAGGTCATTAATTCTTCAATAATATGTATGTCATTTATCAGTAGTCTATCTTGTTCGACTAAGTTTTTAAGAATAGAACATCCTGATTTTTTGATGGATTGGGTAGTTTTTATTCCCATCAATTTATTTCCTCTACCAAAACCACCGCTTACTACCTGTCCTCGTCTACCCTTCGATACGGTAACTACTATATTTTCATACTCTAATTCATGATGAAGAATGTCAACGACCTGTCCGCCAATATCATTTGTTTCTACTAAAATCCATGCATCATTGTACAGTCTTGCAACAGACTCTAATACATTCGGGTATACCAGAGGTGGAATTATATTATTTCTATATTTTGCAACAATCTTGTAAGGTAAAACAGAAGCATCTATAACTAAAAAGGCACTGTAGTCTTTGCCCAAGCCTCTAGCGACATCCGCTGTCATTGCATATACATGTCCCGGTTTTGGCTGTTCGTATATCCAAAGACCTTCTTTTGTTTTTTTAATTGGAGTATCCCATGTCAATTGACTTAACTTGGATGTCGAAATTAAAGTATTTGTGGAACCCAAGAATTCTGTATTATATTCTTGATTAAACTGTTCTTCACTGGTATTTGCTATCGTTTCTTTCATCCACTCATTATCACGGAGAGGTCCTCCCGGATATTTTGGAACATCTCTCCAAGAAACATCTATTGGAATAAACTCATTTTTTCCCTCTTCTCCGGGTTTTCTGGTTGCACCTTTCCACAATTGATAAAATTTGTTTAAACCTTTAGGCGTGCTGGTAATAAGAACTTTTGTGTCTTTACCGGCAGAAATGGTGGGATAAACGCTAGAAAAGAAATCTTCTGCTATGTTATTTGGTATGTGGGCAAATTCGTCCAAGTAAATTATGTTTACAGATAAACCACGGACAGCAGAAGAACTTGTTGCAGAAGCAATTATTCTGGAACCATTTTCAAGAACTATTGATCCTTTGTTCCACTCCATCACACCTTGTTGTAACCACTTTGGAACATATTGATATGCATTTTTAATTCTTTCCAGAATTTCATAAGCAATAGTTTTTTTGTTTGCCAATACCGCTATATTCATGTCTTGATTAAATAACACAACCCACAACAAATAAGCACACATTGTTAGTGTTTTTCCGCTTTGTCGCGGAAGTTTACATATCACGAATCTATTGCTGTGTATTGTTTCTATTATTTTTTTCTGATAAGGATAAGGTATATACGGTATTAATCCTTCATTCAATGATACGGCTTTGACGTATTTCGTCACAAAATACATAGGATCCTGACCGCATTTGACATATTCTTTTACCTGTTCTGGAGTAAAATCTATTTTTACTCCATGCGGTTTGAGATTTACATTGTCTCTATATCCATGTAATGATCTTTTAGCCATTTTCTATAGAATCATCCTTTAACACTTTTTTTCTGCTTCTAGAAGTGTTTATCAAGTCTTGTAGATCGGAAGTGGAACCAACGTATATTGAATTATTAGTGGTATTTTTTTCTACAACGTTTGGTTTTTCAATTTGTTTCATTTTATGATGCATTTCAATTATATCTTTGTTGACTTCAGAAACTGTTTTTATCATTGCTGCTGCAACTTCATATGCTCTGGGAGAATCACCTTCTTGAGCAACCTTTAATATACCTTCGATCGCTTCTTCTCCCGTAGACACTAAATTTTTAAGATTTTTTCTAACCTGTTGAAAGTCTATTTCTAATTGTTTTGATTCTTCTATTTCTATCTTAACAATTGGTGTTTCTTTTTTTTCTTCAGGAACAAATGGAATTCCAAGCGATTCACTTATTTTTTCAAATGTCATAATTTACCTCAAAATTTACCCTCAGAGAAAGGATCTTTTTCACAATAATTAATAATATCTTCTTTTTTCGCTCTCAATGACGCAACATCATTATCACCATAATTCTCATCAGAGACTGAATTCTTCGGTATAAGTGTATTTGACGTAGTAATACCAGACAAATACCACCTTGCGTTTGAATCCATACCCTTTATAATTGTTGTTCCATTGGTGATGAAGTTGTCATCAGTCGTCACATACAAGCGTTTTGTGGATGAATCGTAGTTAACTACAGTTCCCTGTGCAATCAAAGTATTTCCTACAACACCTGTTTGCCCTGCTACAATATGATATTGTCCTGCAGTTTCTCCCTCATAGAAAGATATTGCAGATATTCCAGTAATACCGGCTAGAACTATATCCACCGTCTTTCTGTGAGTTTCTTTTTCCAAAGCATCTATTTCTGTAACACCGGTATCCATAATTGAATGATCATATGTGAATAATTCACAAGTCAATTTATAGACATATAATTTTCCTAAAGTATAAAAAGGATTTTCGTGTTCTGTAAAATTTATTTCAAATAATCCGTTACTGAGGGGAAAATAAATTAAATCCCCTTCTCGGGGTCTTTTTATATCTACTCTTTTTTCGGAAACTTCTTTTTCAAATCTTTTTCTTGCGACAATTAGTGTAACTTTATCTTTTACTTGAATACCAAATTTTGTCATCAAATCTTCTTGACCTTCAAATCCATTCACAGATTCAATATACATTTCTATAGGAAAAGCATCTTTAAATTTATATTTTCCTGCTTCTCCAAAAATTTTGTCTTCATTGATCATTTCTCTTGGCACATATATCATATCCTGACCCATCATACGAATGGTTTCAACCGTCAAATCTTGAATTAGATTTTGTTCAGCCGGAAATTTTTGATTAAAATATGGATTTGTTGCCATGATTATCCCATCTGGAAGAACGGAGGACCTTCATATGCAGTCATTATTTCGGCTTCAATTCTATCAATTTCTCCCTGTGCCTCTGCATATATTTTTTCCCCACGGAGAGTTCCACCACCGGGTAGCTGTATATTTTCAAATTTTGAAAGATTCTGTCCCCACTGTCGTTTTAAAAGTTGAACGTAATACTTTTTCAACATTCTATCGTTGTATATTTCCGGAAATTTTTCTGGATCTAATGCAAAGTATGCCTCAAACATCAAATTTTGACCGGGTTTCATATCTGTAGTCCAGTCGCTGTTTATATAAATTCTATTTGATGTTTTTGTAAATGTGATGCTTTTTTCTGGTGAAAAATATTGATTCATCAAAGTAATATAACG